TACGATTGGCGACGTCCCCCCAGATATCCTAATTAAATATTCAACTAGGATCGTATTGGCGCGATATAATCTAAGTGATATGTCCGCATCTATTGGTGTGTCGACTGTAGTTTCAAATTCAAACTGGTTGTCAGAAGCATGCGTTGGTAGGAAATATCGCTCGCGCTCTGCTGGTATACCATCTCTACCAGTTATGCCTTTTAACCCAACTTGTCCTTTCGGACCGGCACAACAACTACGTAGGAGCTTCTGGTATAACCTATTCCTATCAAGTTCAATTTGCAACTTACCATTTGGCCTTGGATAAAATCTTATTAGATCATCAGACGAATAGAAGAAATAATAATAAGGAATGTCACCTGGAGTATCGAGTTTGAATAAACCAAAATCCATTCCTTTGTCTATTAATTCTTGAATTAATAACATTCTCTTATAAAGCGACGGGTATACCAAACCATCGTTATATCTAGTAACAAGATCTGGAGATTCAATCCTGCCCTTGTATACCCACGTATCATGCTCAGTATTATACTCGAATATATTACCATTACCATCGATGATTTGGTCGCCATCTTTCATCCCCCTGGATGGCAGTTTGGGCGGAGACGGTGTTAATTCTTCTGTCATGGTTTTGGCCTAAATAGGTTTTGCCTACCACGTTCCAAGTTATGTTTGATTATTTTCTTCTTTTGCTTAACAGATATAGGCATATTGTCTGGAATGTGCTCTATAACCGTAATTATTGGTTTAGCATTAATTATGGTGTTATCGACTGAGATTAAGTCAATCGATTGGATCCACGATACAGTTATAACTTTGGAAAATCCTTCGAGCAATTTCGGCATATCTATATCATGACTTTCTTCTATTTCTTCTTTTGTATAATCATCACTGGAACATTGATCAATTGGGCGAGTTACAACATAGGCGCATATTGCCGCCCCAAGTTTTCTTGCTATGTCGATTATCGATTTCCTATGTGAAAGTTTATTATATATCGTTGTATCTATTATGATATCTCCTCTAACTATAAAAAATGCAATGAGCTGCTGGAGGATCTCATAGTCGTTGTCTCCGAATCCTATGCTAAAAGCAAGTTCTTCAATAGATATTCTATAAATATTCTTCTTCCCAATTTGCATATATCTAGCAAACGTCGTCTTCCCAGAATTGTGTCCACCACACAATAGGTGAATTATCCTTGGGTTAACCATAAAATTATTCTATCACGTGGCGACCCAATTTGTTTTTCGACGTGGTTACATAATTTTGTGAAATTGAATGTATCAGAAACAAATTGGCGAACAGCCAGATCGCTAAAGTGCCAAAGTGGTGCTGAGATCTTAGAAGTAGTTGCAAGCGCTTGTTTTATTATGATTTGCTCTTTATCTTTTAGTATATTAAACCACTCTTTCCCTTCTATTGAAATATCTGACTCACGCACTGGTTGCTTTTCATCAATTGGTTCTAATGTACCATCAGGTTGTTGGACAAATTTCTTCTCTCGCAGAGCGCGAATATATTCTATGGCTTCTGCTCCGGAAAATCCAGCGCGTTCTAGTAACCTGCGCGCATCGTTCAAGCCCATTTCATTTCCTTCGATCACGAAGCGATATCTTACGATGTCCCCAGTGCTCGTAATGATCACCGATATATAATCTGAATCGTGCACATCAGGATCTTCAGTGATTAATCTCGCCATATCTTCTGGAATAGTGTTCATCTTCTAATACACTCCAGATGGCCCATCAAAACAAACATTCATCTTCCAAACCAATGTTCATACATTTTATCTAGAAATTCTTGATTTATTGGGTATCCTGACGCATCTCCTATCACAGTATCTTTGTTACAATATGGGCATGGGGCAGTCGGTTCGCGTGGCTTACCGGTTTTAGGATGTGGATTTTCATTCATCCAATCGGTGACCTCAGATGGTGGGAATATCATACCACAGTAGAAGCACCCACACTGTTTGCTTCTTAATATTTCACTTTGATTCGAAATCGAATGGTCATGAGCTTCGATAACATCATATATCCCAGGATCTTGTATGCCCATCTCATCCCAGCCTTCGCCAATTAATTGTATTAGTTTCATATTTAGTCCTATGACTTACGAGTGAGCCTGTCGTCAGTAAGATATTTATGATGCCTGCATGGTGTAATCAAATTCTTCTTCCTCTGGTGGTATCAGAGCATTAAATTGCCCACGCACGGCATCCTCCGGCACTCTCTTGTCTCCACGCGTTAGTTGTCTAGCTACCAGAGTTTCGACGTCCGCGCCTGGGAATGTTATTGCAATAGCTACGTATCCAAATTTCTTAGCGTTCTCAATATAAAAAGACCTACGCCTAGGTGTCAGATTGGTATTATCAACATATATGTCTTTCCCAGTTTGAATCAATCTTATAAATTCATCATTAGCTTTATTTGAAAATTGCAAGTCTTCAGACGATTTCTTCCAAGCTACAGCATAATCTTTTGGGTCGTACCAGCGGTGGCGAAGAATATCAAGCGAAAAGACTTCAATATCTGGATTGTGTCTTTTAAGCTTGTTTAGAAATGTACTTTTACCAATACCAGAAGGTCCAATTGGCATATATAGCATTGGCCTATTTGGTATATCTGGGTCTTCTGTAATAAACCTAGCTATATCTGCTGGTTCCATTAGCTTTTGGTATCCATTTTATAAGCATCAGCCATCATTTCGGTCATTCTCTTACAAACATGATCAATAGCTACCATATTTTTACTAGCAGCATATATCTCAGCTCGTTCTATATCTGGTATACCAACCATTATTCCTGGTTTATTCATAGCAACAGGATCATCGATGTAGTCGTATAACGTAAGTTTAACGTCGTCGTTTTCATCAACAGACATTGCTAAAGTATATTTAGTTAGATATTTATTAAGGGCATCTACCCATGGTTCAACATACCATCCACTCTTATTTTGGTGAAGTGCATTTATTACTTGATCGCGTATTGATAATGCTATTTCTTTGGTGTCATCAACCAAAGCGGCGATTGGTGTACCAGCACCACCTTTAGGACAACCATATTTATGTCCAGTACCACCCTGTTTCTTGTCCCACCCACCACACGAATTACAATATTCCTCAGACAGAATGTCTGGGTCTTCAGTTATTAACTTAGCTATGTCTTTAGGATCCTTTGGATTCATTAGTTTAGTCCGCCACCAACTTATGCTGGTCCCGCTAATTTATGATTAGCTATTATATTTTTTCGCACATTGGCATTCATGATTAAATATGCGATTCTCGAGATGATTCGGTCTTCAACAGATGATGTTTTAGATTTAACACTTAGTACGTCCCAAGCATCTCTATTAGTTTGGACATTGATTCCGAATCCGCTTAATATGTTAGACATCTGCCCTGCGATAGAGGACGGCATTTTGTCTCTCTCGGTTGGTTCTGGGTCAGTCATTATACTTCTAATTTTGCGATGCTTTGAGCTACTATGATTTTTAGACCTCCAATATGGGTCATCGTCATCAGATTCAGGTCTGTCAATTAGGCAGGTAGAGTCTACCTGGCAAGATGATGGGAAAAACTCAATTGAGTTCATACTCTTGTTTGAATATATCTCTATGGTGTCTCGAGCGCGAAATTCAGACGTCGCAGCCGCATAACATCTAAGAGCCAATAATATCTGCGAGTCTGAGGTCATTGCTTGTTTAAGCATATTGGAATATTGGTCGATCCCAACTGAATTTATTGAGTCTTGCACGAATTTAAATAACTTATCATCGGCTATCAATTCGGCTTGACTTAACGACACACAAATTCTCTCCCTAATTTCGTCAGCTTCCTTTTGCGATAATTTCCTATAAGCGAGTTTATCTAAGTCATCATGCATCTGCCATAATTCTGATGGATATAACTTATCGTTCCATATAGCTCCTGGGCATGAGTGTTTTACTTGTTTTTGGGATTCTGGAAGCTGCTGGTGTGAAACAACTACTTCAGTGTTTTTGGAAGGTTGGATTACTGGCTGGGCTACATTTCTTTTTGGAAAGTTAATCATACGCTATTTATTTATAAATATGTCGATCATCTTTTTGACATCTTCTATTCTGCTGCGGTGCGCGACAATAGTATATTTCCCAAATCTGATGATTATCAAATTTGATATACCAACCATACCTATAGTTTCATCTAAATCTTGACAGTACACCATATTGTCGTTGCAATCCGCAGTATGCAGATTATTGCATCTCACTGGGTTACATGGGTCTATAAAGTTAGCATCTTGTGGATTCATCATGCACCATTTATACCAAACTATGCCACTTTCCATCCTCGCAATATATATCAATAAGGTGTGGCCAGATTGTGTCTGTGGCATAATAGTCGTTTGTTGTGTGTTCTATTTCAAAATTATGGTCTAGCCGTGCTCTTAAGAGCACTGCCTGACCTTCATCTGGCGCGAACTGCCATATGTGTTCAGCACTGTTCATCCAATAACTTCTTCTTCCTGATGTGCCGTCTGGCCACGTTTCCTGGTCAGTTCCATATGATGGACTATGTGTTAATAAGCCTTGCTTTGCAATCTGCAGGGCATTTTCTAGATTAGTTATGTGATATACGTGGCGGTTGTCTGATGGAACAGGGCCATCAACTTTCATTGGTTTTGGCACATCTTGATTATCTAATCGATCACAAACGGTCTTTATTAAATCTTCAGTATTTCCTTGCTTATATGGATCCCATGGGACCGCAAAACTATCAATTATTTTGTCATCTTTTGATATGTTAATTATTATTTCTTTGACGTTTGAGAAATACAGTACGTGCGTTCCAATGTTTGCTATAATGTGTGGGTTGTCTTTCTTACTAACCCATAACACCCTAAAATCATGATCGGCAGTCAATCCTATTTCATGTTTAGCGTCGACTTTATATCCAAGATCTTCAAATTCGGACATTAAGAGATCTACGAAGTTAGGTGTGTATCGTTCATCTTCAAGTAATACAGCTAATTTCATCGGTCTGCCCAAGAACTAACACTTCGATCAATTGCTAACTATTGTTTTGTGCCGCTTGTAACGCGTTTTTATACCACTCGTTCAACTTTGGTAGGTAGGCTTTTTGTTGTTCTCCAGTCATCTGCCCACTTTCCCTCTGCTTTTTAAGTTTTTCTATAGCAGCATGAAATTGTTCTTCTACCCAAGCGACATATTGTTTCTTGGCTTGAGATTGAGCTGGTTGTTGAGCTGGTTGTTGAGCTGGTTGTTGAGCTGGTTGTTGAGCTGGTTGTTGAGCTGGTTGTTGAGCTGGTTGTTGAGCTGGTTGTGTTTTTGCGGCATTCATCGCATCTGCACGGCTTGCATATTTTAATGGACGTTTACAACTATTACACGCTAAAGACAATGGTTTATATAATGATCCAATTGGTTTGTGGCAATTACCACAGAATTTTTCTCCAGTGCTTTTGTCTGTGTCGATATATCCCAAGGATTTTGCTGCCTTTTCTATCCTGTCTTCTTCTCTCATGCCACTCGGATCTTTGGGATCGTGGCCCTTCCCGAAGGTGCGGTCGTCGAGCGTTGCAGTCTGCTCGTCCTGCTCTTGTGGCACGTCCGGGTCTTCGGTAATCAATTTAGCTATGTCTTTGGGATCGATCATTGTATACTCCAAGAGTAAAACGCACCGAGTTTTATTCACCAGAAGGATATGCAACCCAAGCGGCTTGTTCATATCCTTCTGGCCACGCCAACAAAGACTGTATTGTTCTATGCCATCCTTCAATCAGTTCATAGCCATCGTTGCGCTTTATCATTATTATCGGTTCTTTTGATGGTCCTGCTTTTATTATTTCTTTTTGCTTTTGATGCCTTTCTGCGTCTCGTGGAACCAAATCTGGGTTTTCACCTTCAATTCTTCTTTTGAGTTTTTGACGTATTCTAGGAATAAAAATGTCTAAAGTAACGGTTATTGTTTCTAATTTCCATGTCGAATCAGATAACCATGTTGATTTCCATTCTTTAGCCCATTTTGGATCATCTTTTATTATAGGATATATAAAATCTTTGATGACATAATCCGGAACCTTTGGGAAGGTGTCTTTTAAATATCCAACCATCGGTTGTCTTAATTCACAAAAGACATCTGGATCTTCAGTGATCAGTTTAGCTATGTCTTTGGGATCCACGTTGACGCTTCCTTTATTTGATCGATAGTCGCGATAGTTGCTTTGATTGTCTTTGCACCAATAGTTAATGCCTTTCTTATCCTATGCGTCCCATCTATTAAATCTCCAGTTTCATCTAATATTATCGGGTAATTAAGATCTGCTCTCGCTTCCCATTCGCTATCTTCTCCAAATTGCCATCCTCTCTTTATAAGATTTTTATATAATGATTTGGTGCTGACGAACTTTATAGGATTGTTTTTGGTTATTATCCAAAGTTTTCTGATGTTTATTTCATATAAGCCAGTTTCATCTTCATATGTCTGCGACCCCTCATCTGATGCCGTTGGCACATCTGGGTCTTCAGTTATTAATTTGGCTATGTCTTTAGGATCCATGCAATATCTTTGCGTTATGATCAAAATTAATGTGTGAAACTTAGTGTTTTATTTGAAGAAGATAAGGTCACTGTCGGATCGCGTTTTATATTAAATATTATAAAGCGTGCTCTAGAGCAGAAACCAAGCACTCCGACAGAATTGCGCAAGATATTATATACGATTGCTGGTCAGAATGGCATATTACATGGAAATAAAATTCAATTGCCTAAAGATATTGATCCAGACGGAAAATTTTATCTAGTAGTATACCCAGAATCTGCTGATGGTAAGACTAATGCTGAAGCGCATGGGAGCGCAATAAGATTATACGCCGATGTGATATTAAAAGACCCAAAGCGTGCAATTCCTAATATCAATGGAATCATCACCCACGAATTGGCTCATATTTTCGAGAAAGAGGGAACTTCTCCCGATGAAGATGTGATCGACGCTGGGGAAAGAACCGTTAAGTACTTATCTGATAGTGGAGAGATAAATTCAAACGCTAGACAAATAGCGACTCTATATAATCATGTGTTCCCTGGCCAACCGCTTGATGATGCCAAATTAAATGAACTCGCGCAGCAATACAAAGATAACGAGACGATGCAGTGTTATCTGATTAAATTTAGATCTAAAGATATACAAAGCAAATATGCACATATTGCGGATTTGGAGCAGGTATATCAAGATATTATTGACAAAATACAAAAGCATCTAACTTAGCTGTTTCATATAATGCCTTTGCACGTCTCTGATGTATATAAAGCCAAAGTGAAAACGATACCGAAATTCATGGCAAAAATTGAACCAGTAGTTAAAAGAATTACTAAGCGAAGCGAAAACAAAAGTAAAAATGCGCCGTTCAAAACGTTCTCCTTTAGCCCGCGCCCGTTGATAAGGGCTAAAGGCGCCGGAGGTCTTCGGCGGGTTAGGCGTAAAACAACCAGTTCATGAGCGGGCCTTCGCCAAAGGCGTCGTAAAATCCTGGCAGGAGCGAGTGCTCCCCGGCGAATTCGAACTGCTTATAGCCGGGACCATGTGCATCCTGAGGTGGCTCTCGAAAGGGAGTTTCGAGCGTGAGAGGCGCTCGGCGGTTGAGCCTCTGCCGGGTCGGGGAAGCGAATTAAGAATCGCCGAACCGTTTAGAACCACCGTGAAGAAGATATCTAAAGATCATTTCGATTTCGATCCTCTTTAACGATTTCGAAACCTTTTTGATATCTCTTCTAACCGGCTCTGCCACATACGCTGGGCAAGGCTGGGATGCGGTTGGAAGGAAGCAGAGTATCAAAGCAGACAAGAGTTATTTTACGAACATAGACAGGATCTTGAGAACTGTGAAACCAGCTGCTGTTAATGTCTGGATGGTTTCTTTGGTTGCTTTAGAATTGCGAAGCTTAGCGGCAGCCTCCTCGAAGACCTTAGCTGCGTCATCGGCAGAAAAGGAATTGAGGTCGACCTTCTTATCTAGTCCAAGCTGATCATAAATACCCATATTACTTACCTCTCTTCGATTCGATTAGATCGTAAATCTGCTTGCCTTGGGCTACCCACGCCGGTAGCTCCTGAATTACGCTACTGAAGAACGCAGGGTCTAATGTATCAGACTCTGCAGCTCCCTTAATGACCAGAAGCCAACAATAGTTGATAGTCAATTGCTCGATAATAGCCTTCTTCTGGGCATCAAAGATCACTTGATCCTCAGGCTTCCACTCCGGATTAGCTTTAGCTAGTTTTTCAAAGTTGTTCAGCTGGCGGACAACATTTTTCTCGAGATTGACCTGGTTTTCTGTGGCCATAATATTACCGGGGCCAAAGTCATCAAAACTAGTGCATCCGACGAACAGCATGCAGACAGCGATAATAGCGAGAATAGAACGCATGGTGCCTCCTATAACTTCAACCTACCAGTATTTTTGTCGCGAGCAAGCAGCGTAAATATTTAGGAGCACAAAAATAAAGCAAAGAAGATTTAGACTACGCAACGTATTTTATTATTAGCAATTTAATGGTGGTGAATCATGAGGGGAGCAACAGAAAAACTAATGGTATTAACGCCAAACCAAGCACGAGCCGCGCAATGTTGGTATCAGTTCATCGGTGATATAGTTGCGGCAGATAGGGCAATGGAAAGGAAAATTACCCAGGTTAGCAAACCAATCGTGCTAAATGACCGAGAATGTTCAATACTCGCAAGATGGTGGAACTATCTTCCGAGCAACTTAGTTGATCCTGGCGATAGAGATTTATACGATACAATCAGAAATTTTTTATTTAATTAAGCAGCGTCCCGTCTGAGGCCAGTTTTGGGCCGCCTCGTAACAGGGGCGGCCCAAAACATATACAGAGAGTATTTGAGCCACTATGGAAGATGTCAGAACACCAGACGCAATAGATGATATAGAGATTAAATATCCAGGACCAAAAGATTTGGTGCATCTGCACTCACATACTATATTTTCAGCTCTTGATGGTATTGCATCACCAGAAGATTATATGAAAAGGTGCGGAGAACTTGGTATGTCAGCTATTGCCATAACCGATCATGGGTGTCTTGCATCTTTCCCAGACGCTTATTTTGCGGCCAAAACATATAAGATAAAATTCATACCAGGATGTGAGATATATTATAATGATCACCACAATGAACTACAGGAATTCCAAAAAAGTGGTAATAAATGGTCATCTTTGAAATTGTTGGACCTAGAAAAATATGAATTATTACGCAGGCATAGACACGTAACTGTTTTGTCTAAAAACCAAGTTGGGTATAAAAATTTAATCCATATGACTACCAATGCATGGGAAATTGGCCATTATTATAAACCAAGAATCTGGATGGATATACTTGATAGCCATAAAGACGGGCTAATTATTCTTAGTGGGTGTATGAATGGTCCGGTATGTCACGAGATAAGGGCAGCACACGAATTAACCATTAAAGGCCAAAATTCGGAAGCAAGTAGGCATTTAGAGATGGCCAGACAGTGGTTAAATGATATGCGCGAAATATTTGGGAAGGACCTATATATTGAAATGCAAATGCCGGGTAAAGACCTTGACGGGTCAATCCAAGCTTTCGCGACATGCGCGAGATGGTCTGATGAATTTGGCATAAAAGCCGTCATAACTAATGATTGCCATTATATTCACAGACAAGACTTTGATGTTCAAAAATGCATGATGGCGGTTGACCAAAAAAAGACATTAGATGATCCTGAGCTATTCACCACCAATTCAAGCGAGCAATATTTTAAGAGCAGATCGCATCTTAGGGCTATATTCCACGAGCATGGCTATAATGCAGATGTTAGTCAGGCTAAATTTGAAGAAATTTGCGATAACACTGTTGAAGCTGCAGAAAAATGCGATGGGTTTAAACCAGACCTATCACCAAAATTACCAGCCATTAAAAACGCTAGTGATAAACTAACAGTTTTAGTATTAAATGCTCTCAAGGATAAGGAGTTATATAATAGCCAGAAGAAATATGAAGTTGATGGAAAGATGGTCACCCATAAAGAGCAAGCCCTGATAGAATTAAGTCGGATCATCTCGAAAGGCTTCGCGCCATACTTTTTAGTGATTCGAGATTTAATACAATATTCTATTAATAGTGGATGGGATGTTGGTCCTGCCAGAGGTAGCGCTGGCGGATCATTGGTTTGTTTTCTAATCGGGATCCACGAGCTTGATCCATTAAAGTGGCACCTATCATTTAATAGGTTCATGTCGCCGTCTCGAGGCGGCAACATGCTGAAAGTATCAATGGAATAATGTATAAAGAAATTGACCAGCTGCTTAGAAGAGGATTTTGCGCCATTAGTATAATGGCTGATCCAGATGGATCATATAAAGATTCAAATGAAGTATGGGGCGAATCATATGTTTATATCAGCATTACACATAAGCAATATACGTCAGAACTAAGGTTTTTGTTTAGGTCGATTGGTTTCACACAAACCTGTGATACATTACGAAAATTAGTCAAAATGTATGATGATCGAAAAGGTGATGTGTGGGAGTTATCAAACCAGAAGAGAATACCATTGAATTTGTTGCCAACCGATAAAATATTAATACAAGGAACCATTAATGGGCTTAAAATAGCTAGAGAAATTTTAGGATTAACTATCCATGACCAAAGAGAAGTTAAGCCTACTCCGAGACCTGGTGGCCAAAGCCCTACATGCACAAGCTAACTACATACGCATAGTTGGAGACGACTTGCCAATTCGCGCTTATATTACACTATTTAAGTGGCCAGATGTAACAAGTAGCTTGGTGCTGGCATTGAACGACAATGAATCAGCAATTGATGTCGCGATTGACGATTTATCGGCCATAATTATTTGCACGCTAAGGCCATTAGCATTAACGTATGTTGATATTGCCAAAAATGCAATGGATAAAGATGCCGTCAGGGAGGAGATAAACTTATTATCAAAATCGGGAAACATACATAGCTCAAGAGACCAATTAATTAAGATAATTAATGGCATCAGTGATGCCAACCATGGATTCCCACGAATAATTTAGGAATGTAAACATGAAAATTGAGACTGGTGGGATAGTCAGTAAAAAGACTGGGTCGAAGTTCGCTGTTATAATTAAGATAGGTAGTGAAATTAGATCGTATGTGCATGAAGTCAAATCAGATTCGACACTTAATTATGTTGAATTATTGGCGGTTAAATTTGCTTTACTTGGTTCGAATGTTACACCAATAATAATTTCAACACCAAACGTCTATGTATGTGATATCTTAAGGCATGAGGGCGATAATTGGCTAAAACTGCCAAAATCAAATAAAGAACTAGTAGATGAAATCAGAAAGCTTATAATAGAAAAGAATGCATCAATAACGTTCGAAAGAAACGAAGAAATTAGGAAACTGTGTAGCTCATGACGTGGAAGGAACTGAAAAGATTGGCGGCCAACACCCTCGCCACGAGGTTTAAGGGTAGAACTACAGAATATACCGGAAGGTTAAGATATGAATTAGACCAAATAGAGTTACAGGGTGCTGAGGATTATTGGATTGACCTATATGATAGTAAAAGAACGTTCGACACCAACCATAATGGGTTGGTATTTCCACTGCTTCTTGGGATAACCAGCATCAACCCAATAGAACGCAGCATACCACATAATATTGTATATCAACCAGATTATCCAGACATTGATACTGACTTCCTACCGATAGCACGCGATCATATTAAAAAATATGCATCAAAACAATATGGTGAGGATCGCGTATGTAGTGTTGGGTTGTGGCAGACATATAAACCAAAGTTGGCGATAACAGACGTGTGTAGGGTAATGAAGATTGACCCAACAGAAGCGCAGAGGCTTACTAAAGAACTACCAGATGAATTCGACGATATGGATTTTGAAGCGGCATGTAATGCCTACCCGAATTTTAAGACATTTGCGGACAATAACGACAGCGTAATCAAAATGTCGTATAGGCTAGTGAAATTAATTAGGTCCCAAGGAAGACATGCAGGTGGGTTAATAATATCAAGCGTACCAGTACGTGATTATATTCCTCTTACTAAAAGCCCATCTGGACCAAAAGGGCAATGGACATCGGCGTGGACGGAAGGCAAAAGCACTCAACTGTCAAAATTTGGATTTATAAAATTTGACATACTTGGCTTAACCAACCTTTTGCATATATGGATATGCAAACAGTTTATAAAGAAAAATCGCGGAGTTATAATCGATTGGGGCGATATGGACCCCGAGGTTGATAGGGCCGGGTGGGAAATATTGCCGGATGGCACCAAGAGCGCCATAAGTTTTAAGGACGACCTAGCGTTAGATATGGCCGATAAGAGAAGAGTAGAGACCATATTCCAATTTGAAACAGATCTCGCTAAAAGCATAATCCAAAAGGGGCATGGTGTAAAAAGTTTCTATGACATGGTTATTTATACGTCTCTTGGTAGACCAGGACCTTTACCGCTGGTCAACGATTATGTTGCAAGAAGAGACGCCAAAAATGATGATTGGAAAACCAAAGAGGACCCTAAAATAGTAGAAATTTTATCAGACACTTACGGGATTATAGTTTTTCAGGAGCAACTAAGCAAGTTCTTCATCAAAATATGTGGATTCACAGTACCAGAAGCCGAAGCCGCGAGAAAGGCTGTAGCTAAGAAGTGGGCCGATCAACTAAAAAAGATCAAAGACAAGATGATTGCTGGGGCTACCAAAACAATCGGGCACGATAAGGCGGTTGAGTGGTGGGGTAAAATAGAGTCATTTGCTAGATATTGCTTCAATGCCTGCCTAGACGGCGACACGACCATTGTCAATCCAATAACATTAGAAAGGACGACGATAGAACAATTATATCTAAATCCAAAGCCGTTCAAGCTGTTGTCATTTAATAATGGTGAACTAGTAGCCGACGATGTGGTCAATATACACTACAATGGCATGCTGCCAATATATCAAGTTATGTTTAGTAATGGGCTTACGCAGAACGTGACTATTGGCCATAAATTTATGAATGTTTATGGCAACATGGAAACTGTTAAGTCTCTCTTGAAGACCGGTCATGCAATCAAATATATAAGTGATAGCATGACTGGAGGAGAATATGTTTCACAAGCTAAATCTGCAAATAGAGAAAGAAGTGGTAAGGATGTACCAGGAGGGTGCATCATACAAAGAAATAAAAAACGACATAAGAGCATTTTCATCGGACGGAACGATAAGGAGAATAATAAAAAAGCATGGCGTACAGAGATCATTTATAACTCAAGCATCCAACAGTGTGAACCATTATTACTTTTCGAAGATAGATTCGCCAGAAAAGGCATATTGGATCGGGATGTTGATAGCAGATGGGTACGTTCACAACGGGAGGGGATATGTAAGTTTGCAGCTCAATTCGAAAGATCAATTGCTGGTGGAGCAATTTGGCCAAGATATAAAAACACCAAGGAAGATGGTAATCTGCAAGAAACAGCGTGCTGGTCCGCAATCGAGGATATCAGCCAGCAGCAGGATGTTATTAGCGGACCTAAGCAAATATGGTGTGATTCAGGGAAAAGAAGGACGGGAGATAATGCCACGCATGCGGTTTATTTCCCATCTTCTGAGAGGGCTTATGGATGGAGACGGAACGATTATCGTAAATGGCAAGGGATATCCTATGGTAAAATTTTGCGGATCTCCGAAAGTAGTAAAAGGATTCAGGGACGCGATAATCAAGCACTGCAGGGTAAGAGTGAGCAAGATAACAGAATATTCAGAGAGGATGAACGCTGTGGCGTGGTCTGGCCTAAAACAGTGCAAACCGATCCTGAGATATCTCTACAGGGGGGCAACGAGATTCTTGGTAAGGAAGCAAATCGTAGCGGATGCTATATTAAGAGCATCAGATATATCGGAGTTAAGAGGACATATTCGCCAGAGATGAGATCTATTCAGCACAATTACATAACCTCACCACAGGATGGTCAACCAATACAAGCAAATTCACATGCAATGGCTTATATAGTTATTACATTTAGGTGTTTGTGGTTGAAAGCCCACTATCCAACAGAATGGTGGGCATCGGTCATGACGAATTGCAAACGCGAAAAGTTGGTTAAGTATATGGGAATCGCTAGATCTGAGGGAGTGAAATTCGGCTCCCTTGACTACAACCAGCTTAGCCAGACTTTCTCGGTCAGCGGGGATACAATTACTTTGGGGTTAGAAAGCATTAAAGGCATTGGCGATAAAGCTGCATTAAAAGCGCAAGGCGACCGCGATTGCACCAGTTTTGATGAATTTGTGTCACAAGCATCGAAGAACAAAATAATATTTGAGCGGTTAATTAAACTCGGCGCATTTGATAAATTACACCCAAATAGGAAAGCATTATGGAACTGGTATCTTTATAAATATGGATCTGGGAATGACACCAAGATCGTTAAAGAAGAAGTGGCGGCCAAATTAGCGTGGAGCGATGAGAATATTGCTAAAGAGAGGCTGAGACAGACTAAAGAATTTCTAGCCAATTATCCTAGGAAAAAGAAGATACCAGCTCATATAGAAAAATGGAAACCGAAAAACAATCCGACAATCCAACAATTCGAAGAAATGTTCGGAGATTTTTCATATGAGGAAAGGCTAAAATTTGAAAAGGAATATCTTGGATATTATTGGAGCTCGCCTCTTGGTATATATAATTGCGCCAACCAAACTATAGATGATGCTAGATCTACTGGGATTCTTGAGGCGGTGATTGATAGCATTGATACTAGGAGAGGCAAAAACGGAGCATTTAAACAATTAAATGTCACAGATGGTATTGAAATTGCCAAAGTAATGGTGTGGCCCGATGAACTTGCTATCAATGACGAGAATATATTCAAGGAAGGCATGGGAGTTAGAATGAGAGTATCTTGGAAAGAAGAATATTTGAGCTTTAACGTTAGATCAGGCTCAATTGTATTGCCACTGGAGAAGAAGAATGCTGCTCCAATCTAAAGACGGCATCAGATGCGATATTTGCGGTATGGTTCTGAAAAATGAGTTTATATATTATTCAGAAGAGTGGAGAGCAATCGAAGTAAATAATGTTGGACAATCAGTAAGGCCAGGAGGCTTGATTGGATCATTCGACATTTGTCCATCGTGCTATAGCAGCAGATTGGAAAGTTGTAAAAAGAACATCAATAAATTCAAAGCTGGTAGTATTAAATGTGATTTATGCCCGCTATATATAAGCGGCAGCAAGTTTGTATATTTTAGGGTTATGGTTGATAAAGCCGATGTTAGTTCGGATGGACATGCGGGTGTTGAAAGAAAATTCATGGATTTTAATGTGTGTTTATCTTGCAAAAACCAGGTTTTTGCTAAGATGGAGCAAACTAAGAGTAAAGGAGGAGATTGGTCATGAGCGAGAAGAAGAAAGTTAATATGTCTGATAAAACTGTTCTAGCGTATAGTTTACGCCACGTATTTGTTAATGGCGCTGAAGTTGAATCTAGACCAGTACAGTGGGATGGGAAAGATTACGATGGCCAAGGACATGACGAGTCAGGTAGAGGCGTATTGCCAATTGCATATATAACAACATGCCCAGAATGTGGTAATTTGATCCAATTTGGCGCGTCAGACATTGTGATTAAAGATGGTAAAGATATAGTAGTATGTCAGCGGTGCCTATCGCCTGGTAATAGTGGCAGACCAAAGCTTGGACCGCCGAATACCAAACTTCAGAATACGATGCCAAAATCGTCTGAAGCCAAGTCAATTGAAACATCGAAGATCATTGAGGCACCAAAGGCAGTTGAGGCACCAAAGGCAGTTGAGGCGCCAAAGGCAGTTGAGGCACCAAAGGCAGTTGAGGCACCAAAGGCAGAACCAAAGCCTGACTTATCTGAATTTAGTGACCCGATCAAATCTGGGGCGATGAAACTTGACTGATATTATCTTAGGGAGTGGGTTGAATGGACTTCTCGCTCACTTAATATTGGGCGAGCAGAGTAAATTTATTGCATATAAAAAATCTCGTTTTTTCTCACATCAGATCCCGATATCTGACAACCACATCGAAGCAAGCGAAGACGGCCCAAGATTGGCCACACTTATTGGCCTCCCATTACGCAAGAAATATTTCCCAGTAGCAGTGTCATATCGCGGCGAGCTAATATTCAATAAAAGAACGTGGGCGTCGACCATTGTCGATAAAGTTTTTCAAAGCCATCCAGCTGCCTATAATATGCTATGTAGAGACTTTAACGTCTATGAATTGACTGCTAAATCATTGTACGATTTATTGATCTCAAAATATCAAGATGAAATATTAAAGTCTCCACCACAAATCATCAGAATATTAGATAAACGCGTTATTACATCGGATGGCACAGAAATATCATACGATAGAATAATTAGTACAATTCCATTAAACGCGTTACTCGAATTGGTTGGTGACGACTCAGTTCTAAAATCACTTGACTATCATGTCTTTTTGATGGCGACTGACGTTTTCAACTTAGAGGGCGCACAAAGATGTTATATAGGTGACGTAGCCATTCCTTTTTGGAAGGTTAATGTTTTAAATAATAATTTATATCAATTTTTTGCCAATAGCGAAGTATCTAATGCCGAAAAGGTCTTTTCTTTATTAGCTAAAGATAGGTTTAGAATAATATCGAACACAATTATAAAAGAGGCATTTCCAGACGGCGCACCCCCAATTGAAATAATTAAGAAATTAGAATCAAAATCAATATTCTGTATTGGCAGCAATGCTAGGTGGGACTACTTTTTTGATATAGCATCTAGTATAAGTAAACTATTTTCACTAAAATGATGTATGATTATGAAGAAGATAGGATGGAAAGGGAAAGAGCTCATTTTGATTGGATTCCCATGAATGATGCTAGAATGACGATGCTCAGGTCGCTACGTGACACATGCAAGGATTGCGTCTTATGTCAACTTGGGCGCGGGCATCAGGTGGCGCATAAAGAAAGTATAGATCCGCACGTTTTTAGCACCATGGTGCCAAGTAAGTTCATGGTGATCGGGCAGAACCCCGGCTTTGAAGAATGCAAGCAGGATCAACCGTTCGTTGGCGATGCTGGTAAAAAGTTTAACCAAGAAATTGAAAAATATGGCCTAACGAGAAATGATTTTTATATCACCAATATAGTAAAATGTTATACGCCAGACAATCGTAAGCCAGAACCGGGCGAAGTAGATAAATGTAAGTTATTCTTGCTCATGGAGCTAGAAATTATAAGCCCTCAATTTGTGATTACGCTTGGTGCAGTTCCTTTTGAAATATTGTGCCCAGACGCTTTATACGCTAAGGCACTTGGTAAATTCACATACTCAGAATTGATCAAAAAGAAGGTATATGCAATATATCATCCGTCGCCTAGAAATATGATAGTAGAAGAAAGAAAAGAAAGATTTGATAGATGCGTCGAATTGCTGTGTTTAATGATGAAAAATCTTAAGCAAACGGGGCAAGTGAGTAACACGTAACGTTCTTAATGTGGCGTTTAGTTAACGTCCATTTGTCTTCTTTAGTTGTTCTAAGATATTGTTTGAATTTTTGCATCAACGGCGATAATTCTTTATCGTCACAAGATATGGCAGACGTCAGATCATTTTTGGGTACGTACCTCGGTGGAGTCTCGCCACGTGCGCTATCGAGTATCTTGAAAATGATGTCGAGCTTGCCCTCCCATTTGCGCTGTGCAGTTTCTTTCTTGTTAATCGGCTGCGGTCTTAGACCATCCAATTGGCCTTTTAGTTTAATTTGGATATCATTTGATAACATTGATTGCCTTTCTATTTCTAATTTTAGGGTTTCATCTAAACCTATTTCAATTATTTCAACCTTTGATGGTCGATTGTCATCCATTGGAGAACTCCATGAACCTATTAAATAGATGCGCCATCTGTGATTCGGCAACTAATTTAAATACCAAGATGACTGTTACCATCGATAGTATTGAATATAATGTAGCAATATGCTCAGACCATGAGGATTCATCTCCCAAGAAAATAAAAGCAGCTATTTCAAAGCAGATCGATGAGATCAGCAAAGCCAGAGAAGTGGCCCAAAAGTATGGTCTAATACTAATCGAGCCAACCAAAGTAGCCGCAATAACTCCAGCTGCTCCGGCTCCAGCTGCTCCGGCTCCAGCTGCTCAAATACAACCACATAAATTGCCATCTGGACTTAGAGCTCAAAAAGTGGGTTCTAGAAATCAAATTACCGCAAAAACTGCGGTTGCCGAACCAGAGCCAATCATTCTTCCGTCATCTGACGCTCCCAGTGACGCTGAAAAACACGACAATTATAACTTACCAAAAGCCACATTAAGAGAGACAGTAAAAGACCAACAGAAATTGACTACTCCGTCGCGTGGGTCTATTATCTTACCCAAAAAAATTATAGATAATGAAGGTGGGCAGACAGATATCAAGATAGTTAACTCGGGCGGTGATCTTGCACTACAGACAAGGTTTAAACAACTAGCAGAAACTAGCAAAAGCAAACCACCAGACTTAATAAGAGGTGGTTATCTGGTGCACAATTGTAACTCTTGTGGTGGCACTGGCAAATTAAAGGGCAGTGCGTGTATAGCGTGCGGTGGCGAGGGTATTGTTCCTTAGTGGTGTGAATATAAATTATATGGTCTGACTATTGCCCCGCTTGGTGTGAATGACTTAATATTACTCCACGATTGGTCGGGATACCCTATCTTTCCAGCAGTGCCAGGAGATGGCGCATTAAAGAATTTTCTGTGTTCTGGCTTTAGCGGCGTGTCTTGATTGCCGCTCCTTGACGACAATGGTTGCCCAGTTAGTTCTGGTCTATTCGGGTCTTGTTGTTTTAGAAATTGCCCCTTATAGGCGATTAACCCCATATTATACAAATAATCAAGCTTCATTTAGTGATACCGCAGCCAAAAACCCGGTATTCCATTTGTGAAATGATAAGTCCGACACATTTAATTTATTTTGCTTAATAATATCACCAATTAATGTTTTCAGTTCTTCTGATTTTTGCGCATCGTCAGCGATATCTGGCTTGTCGGGGCCGAGTGGACGCATTAATATTACTAATGTATTTCCGTTGCCCATTCCGTAAGCATTTGAAAATATTGGATCCCATTCAGAAATACCACCAATGTTGATGCGTTCGAGCTGATATCGTAGGCGGTTTGATAATGAACCCAACAATTTCTCATTGAGGATAGGCATTTATTCGCGGATTTCCTTATCTATTGCCGACCATAAATCATCGTCGTTTATCCCAAGTTTCTCATATACATTATTTATCGATTCACTAGTCTCTTCGTTAATAGCACGCACCGCCGATATCTTTTGATCTTGATCTGCCGTCACTTTATATGTAACCTTCCAGATTCCACTTGTGGTGTTTACGTTAACTGAATCTTCAAATGCTTCCATATAGATCCCACCCTTACCGCCCCTATCGCCTTCGGGTGCTGGCCCACCACCAGTGAATGGCTTAGAAGTTTGCGGCTTTCTATTATCCGCATGGCTTGTCATGTCGGCAATCTCATCCATATTTGGATTCCATCCAGCGTCTTGCTCTGACGGCTTTGATGGAGATAGTTCATTGACCATTGCGTCGAGGTATTTCAAAGCCTGAAGTCGTTCCTCCATTGGAACGGCTCTAGCTGACATCTCTTTCTCGAAAGATAATTTGAAAGTTGGGTTGTCAATGTACTTATGACTGTGTACTGCAAAGAACGCGGACGTTAGGGAGTCGGCAAACGGCGATTCAGCTGCTTTTAGCGCGAATGCGTCGTCTATACCCTCCCACCTAAATTGCGACGTATGTGAGGTTTCATTATGAATAGGAACTCCGAGGCGAGCATCTTGCTGCAGCATGGACGATATCGCCTCGAGCAGCATTTTTTCATTGGGATTAAGAGCCATAATAGTCTCCTCATTCTTTCTATATTTACATTTGATTAGGATCGAACATTGCTTAAACAATTTGATATAGTACAAATTAAGTCAGCTAAGAATATTAAATTCTTATCTGGCCCACCAGGCAGACCAGCATCACCACAAGGCAACTGGTCTGTAATTGGTTTTATCGGCTCCGACGTATTAATATCCAAAGATGAGACAGTAGTTAGAACGCCACTTTCGGAGATAAGACTAATAGCGTCATACAACCCGAATGACTATATAAACCGTAAATTAACAAAGGAGGCTAAAAATGGCGAAGAAAAGAAATAAAAATAAGGGCGAAGGAGATTCTGAGTTTCCAGAGAACGAAGAGAATGAAGTAAACGAAGATTTGCAAGGTGCAGAAAATGCCATGGCTGCAATCAAAAAGAGATTTGGTGACGGCGCGATTATTCGAGGTGATGGTACAATTATCAAAGACATAGAGTCTATATCTAGCGGGTCGTTGGCAGTAGACATAGCTCTTGGGATAGGTGGATTCCCAAAGGGTAGAATATGTGAAATATTCGGTGCGGAAGGTAGCGGGAAGACAACGCTTGCACTTTCGACGGTAGCTTGTGCACAAAGAGCCGGTGGAACAGCTGCATATATTGATGCCGAGCATGCCCTTGATCTTGGGTATTCTAAAGATATAGGCGTCAATATGAGCAAATTGTTAGTGTCTCAGCCAGACTCTGGTGAAGAAGTATTGACGATCGCTGAAATCTTATGCAAATCGAAATCAGTCGATGTTATTATCATTGACTCAGTCGCCGCAATAGTACCAAAGGCAGAGTTAGATGGTGAAATTGGTGATTCGCATATCGCAGCGCAAGCAAGATTGATGTCACAATCTCTCAGAAAGATTAAGGGCGTTGTAAATCAGAGTAAAACTGCTCTGATTTTTATCAACCAAATAAGAGAAAAAGCAGGAATGTCATTTGGAAACCCAGAGACTACGCCTGGTGGTCGAGCCCTAAAGTTTTATGCTTCAGTTAGAGTTGATCTAAGAAAGGTTGAGGGTATTAGGTTGTCATCAAAGGGCGAAGAGGCCCCGATTGGCCACATAGTTAGAGCGCACATAATCAAGAACAAGGTTGCGTCACCATTCAAAAAAGCTGAATTTGAAATTTATTATGGCAAGGGTATCAGCGAAGAAGCTGACATCTTGAATCTTGGTGAGCAGTGCAAGATCATCCAAAGGACAGGTAGCTGGCTTAGCTATGCATCGCAGAAGCTTGGACAGGGGAAGCAGCCCGCCATTAAGTATCTTAAGGACAATCCAAATATAGCTAAGGAGCTCAAAGAGATGATCTTGGATTTGATGATACCCAACAGGAAAAGGAGAGAAGAAGATGGCAGCGTCAAAGCCTAACTGGGATATCGGAGATCTAGTTTATGTTGAAGCGTCTGCAAAAGTGGGGTTCTTGGAAGCCTATAAGGTTTCCAATATAGTCCGTGCAAGAGGCAGGTGGCTTTATACAATCGACGTCAATCAAAAACCACCATCGGAACCAACCGTGATGTCAATGGTAGACATCAAGAACACTGATCAGATATTCTTTGATGAAAGTGAACTCATTAATTACAAAGACGCGCTTCTGCTCATGAAACGCTCGCTTGATATCAAAACCAAGCGCGTAAATCAACTAATTAAGAAGTATTTCCCAGAAGGAACTGAGACATGAACGAGGTATTGGGGAAAAGTGAAGAGAGGCCATTTGGGCCAAATGAAGAGAAGGCCATTATATCTTTGGCCTTTACTGCGCCGGAGTTCTTTAGTTCTGTTGGACAGCATATAGATACAAAATATTTCCATCTACCAGAAGTTAAGTTCGTGCACGCAATTATCAGCTCGTTATACGAAAAACATGAAGTGATGCCAACACGAGAGATGGTGCGCGACATTGCAATGAAGCAATTGTCGGTGGATGATGACTATCAAAGAATATTAGACGTAGTAGATCGACCATCGGATCCAAGAGAAATACCAACGATTAAAGATACTGTCATTGATTGGGCAAGAAGTAAGGCATATGGATTGCTATATGATGAAGAGGCTATAGACGCGTATGAGAGTGGCGATTATGATAAAATTTCAGAAATATTCGAAAACGCACAGAGAATTGTTGATGTATCACAAGCTGGAGATGAATTCTTCAAAACCTACAAGGATATTTTCAATCTAGATTTTGAGGAAAAATTAACGACTGGCTTCAGAGATCTAGATAGGCTTATTAACGAAGGTGGTCCAACTCGTGGGGAAGTATTTGTTTGGATGGCACCAACAGGGGTTGGCAAATCACTGACATTGGTCAATTCTGGTGCGATGTGTTTCAGATCTAATCTTAAAGTTCTGCATGTTACACTTGAACTTTCGAAAACCAAGACCAAGATAAGGTATGCAGGAGTTTTTAGTAGAATACCGACAACTCTAAGAATTCAGAATAAAGAAAAGGTTGAAGCGGCGATTGAAAAGGAAAGATCAAGCCATACTGGCGACATAATAATATATGAATTTCCACCAGATGAAATTAGTGTCGATACTATATACCAGATAATAAAGTGGCTCAAAAAAAGTAAAAATTGGGTAGCTGATGTTGTAATTATTGACTATCTAGAACTAATGATGTCCAAAAGGTCTTATTACAACAAAGATGACTACGTTAGACAAAAAAGGGTTGCAACCGAGATTAGAGGTCTTGCACAGAGCGAGCACGTTCTGGTTTTTACTGCCACGCAAACCAATAGAGAATTAGGCGCTAGGAAGGAAAAGAGTGAGGGAGGTGGCCAGGGTGGCGGAGGGGGCGGAGGCGGCGTGATCGATATAAATAGAGCAGCTGAATCGTATGGTAAGATGATGCCATCTGATTATGTGGTTAGCATTAATCAGAATTCAGAAGAGTATGCTGCTGGTAGATTTAGGTTTTATGTGGCCAAAAACAGAAATGGATTTAAATTTAAGACGATCAGTGCCAAAGTTGACTATAGCACAATGATTGTCGAAGTAGATAAGATGCAGTCAATAACATAGGACATAAATATGCCAAGATATAATTACGCATGCCAGAGTGGTTGCAAATTGTCAGATGTCAAGAGTGAGCTAAAAGACGTTGTGATAATTGTGGCCAAATCTGGTAGGCTGATCTGGGAAGAAGCACACAGTATTAAAATCACACCTTCTATTAAATGCCCTCTATGCAGAGGCGCGGCATCAATAACACTTGAGGGGGTGCTTGCGCCTGTATCTTATATAAGAGGTTACGGCTATCTCGACAAAGCTGGGTGCAGACGGAACATGAACTTGCACAAGTTGACAACAGATGATCCGTATGCACACATGCGAGAACGAGGAGAGGCAGACGACCTCAAGTGTCGGCTTAAAAAGGGTAAAACACCAGTCAAGAAGTATTTCGCATAATGTTATTATTAACAGCCTTCGACTACACAAAATATCCATATAAACCGTTATTGTCGTTACTTAAAATTGGCGACAGGACGGAAATTTTTTATTTATATGCCAAAGGGTCCAACCGGAAGATATACGATGTAACCTCTGACATATTTGCTATTGGGAATATCGTGGACTCATCGCAGGAACCAGTGTACCTTAATGACGCTAAATCGCATATAATTGCATTTAATTTACGAAATAATCATAATCTATACCAACTAACAGCCGCCATACCCACACTAAGCAACAATAGATATATAGAGCTATTTAATTCAATTGCTTTAGTTGACCTTAAACCAGATAGATGGAGGAACCTACTCGGCGCCAGTTCCTCCACATACATATCAATGGAAAGGAAGCCGATATTTCTCGATGAAATAAAAGTACAACCGATCTACGCACTTGATACTTATACTGGTAGATCTAGGTGTCATAACTATAACATCCAAGGTGCTCCGGAAGACACTCCAATCAGAACGGAAGATGCAGATAACTTATTCATATGCTGCGATTGGATGGCTGCAGAAATTAGGGCTGCAGCCTTACTGTCTCATGATGAATTGTTAAATGAAAGTTTTATAAAATCAGATCCACATACGATGTTATCGGAGGAGCTTGGTATTCCAAGAGATGAATGCAAACGCCTATATATGCGCACGATTTATTCTATTGATCTTGATTCCCCAATCTTGGAAATATATCCAAAGTTAAAAGAGTGGATGCAGAATCAGCTAAACGCGCTGGAAAGGGATGGCTCTTTATGCTCGCCTCTTGGTCGAAAATTTAAATTGGGTAGTCGTGACACCAAAAGCGTATTTAATGCGGTATTGCAAGGGACGGTTGCCCACGCGATGCAATCATCATTAATAAAATTGTCTGATAAATTAAAAGCATATATGCTCACTGAAACACATGACTCAATCATATTCTCTTGTAGATCAGGGCTTGTGCCGCACGTAATAAAAGAAGCAACACAGGTGATGTTAAGACCATTGACTGAAATGGATACGTTCCCTCTTAGAGTTTATGTTGGGCGTCAATGGAAGAAGTGGAAACTATATAGGGAATATAGATGAAGGATTGGTTTTCAGAAAACGTGCCAGAGGATATCGCCAAACGTATAGTGCGTATCAGGGCTGAGATTGGTGAGGATCAGGTAGTAGATAGAGATTTTAGGCCAGACTTAGCGATCGACTATGAAACGCTTGAAGAATCATTGATGACGGCTCCGCAAACTTTTGCGTTCTGGGCGATGGTCTATAGCGAACAAAAAGCATATGTGGCAAAACTTGATAGAATATCAAAGCGTAGAAGAGCACAAATATACGATCTAATAATTGAAGAATCGCAGAAAAAGTCTGTTAAAGTACCAGAGAAAATACTTCGAGAGCTAGTCGAAAAAGACGATAAGCTATTGGAAATTGAGAGCAAATTAATATTGGCTAATCGTACTCTTGGCAAACTTTTCAACATTGTCGATGCGATGAAACTCAAAGTTGAGGCATTGCGATCGTTGGCTGGATTCAAAAGGCAAGAGCAATCAGCACCGTAAGGAGATTTCAAATGCAAGAGTCTGAAAAGAAGAAAATGCTCGAGAAGATGCGCCAGCGCATGAAGGACGAAAAGGGCAGCTCTAGGGACCCAGCGATGTTTAGGGTTCCGAACACTAAACCGAACGAAACATTTAAGTATCGATTTGTAGTGCTTCCCGGTATTGCCAAAGGCCAGAAATGCATCACTGGTGAAGCGTCTGCAACTATGGATGAGCGCCAATGGCCCGGTGAAGATGGAACAATTAAGAAGATGCCATGGTTCTGCGTTAGCGGCGGTCTTCACTGGATTGATCGCAGGCCATATGGTTGTCCAAGGTTATTCGATAAAGCTAAATGCCCTTGGTGCGAACTCGGATTTGAACTTCGCAGAGAGTGCGATGTTGAAGACAAAAAGCGAGCACTCGCCAAGCTATATCTCCCCAGGACAATGTCTGCAGTGAATATTTATTTCCCTCCATCGAACGTCAATCCCGCTGATCTTCATGGGAAGGTCATGTGGTATCAAATGCCAAAGACCGTTTTCGATAAGATGGAAGAGTGTTGGATGCGTGACGGTCCTGGCGATGATCCAGAAAATGACCCAAAACCCTACGGCATGTTCTGGGATCCAGAGGATTGTTTAATATTCCAGGTTGAAGTCACACACAAGAGTGGTTATAACAACTATGAAAGCTCAAAATTCCTGGTCAAGCGCCACAGGCTTGCCGAAACACCAGAGGAAATTCAGGCAATCCTCGATCAGCGCCACGATATCGTAGCCAAGTTCCCGCCTAGAAATGCCAAGGAACTCGCAGACTTACTCGAGAAGGTTGGTCAAGGCGAAATCCCGAAGACTAGTGGCGCTGATGGCGACGAAGACGAAGAACTTCCAGAGCAGAAGAGCGCACCAAAGGCAGCACCATCCAAATCTGCTCAGCAGAAAGCGGCCCCTGCTCCTGCGGCACCGGCACCGGCGGCACCAGCACCGGCACCTGCTCCTGCGGCACCGGCACCTGCTCCTGCGGCACCGGCACCTGCCCCAGCACCAAAGGCATCAAAGCCAAAACCCACCATCGATGAAGACGATGGTATGCCGTCAAGCAGCAAAAAGCCTGCTCCTCCGACCACAGCACCGGCAGCCGCTAAGGCTAAGGCCACGAGCTCAGTAGATGAAGTGGATGATCCTGAGCTAAAGAAGCTGCTAAACGAGGTCAGGGAAGAGATATAGGCTTTCATGCGAAGCTGTGAGCACCTATTAATTGATGGCAAGAATGCCATATATCGTGCTATATTTGCTGGATATGGGGATCCAGCATTTAAAGCGACCGGATATGACTATTTCGTAATAATGGTTAGATTTATTGGTAGTTATATTTCATTATTTAATCCTCATAATGTACATATATTTTGGGATGGACCTAGAGATAAAATATGGAGGAAAGCGATAATTCAAGAGTATAAGGAGCACAGAGCAGAAAAATACAAAGATCTTGAAATCGATATTCATAGCGAGTTAAAAAGACAAGTTGGTTTATCAATCGTAGCCTTCAAATATTTGAATTGTAGACAATATTATAGAGAAGGTATGGAGGCTGACGATCTTATATATTCATTCTGCACGCTAAATCGCGAATCAACTGTGATAATATCAAGCGACCAAGATTTCAGGCAGATAAGTTACAAAATGGATCATGTTCATATATATAATCCATTATCAAAAGAACCGCAGGTAGAGCCAAAGCCGGATGTCGATGTGGTAATTGTTAAGTCGCTTATGGGAGATAAGTCAGATAATATTATCGGGTATTACAATATTGGGCCAGTCAAGTCAACAGAAATGGCTAAAGATAAGCCTAAGATGCAGGAGTTCCTTAGGTCAAATAAAGCAATTGTTATGGTTGATGGCGAGCCTAAGGTAGTAGGTGATTCGCTGTTTATGAGAAATAGACGAATTATTGATTTATCGTGGTGCCCGCACATTGCGGATAATTGTGAGTATGTGGAATATAAACAGCAAACTATGATAATCTTAGATCAAAAAAAGGTTGAAAATATGGCAAATCAGAATAGAGTGCGCGGCTTACCTTCCGATTTACCAAGATATATACCACAATTTATGGCTTTAGCGTCACCACGACATACTGGTCAATGTGATTAGGTATGAATCCGTCAGCCACTTCTAGTTCAAGATAATCTTTAAGTGTTGGATTATTGGCTGTATTTGGGATTGTGTTATCTTCTATGACTCTATGCTGAGTCTCGAACGATAGATTCTCCTGAATTGTGGACTGCTTTTTAATCACACCGCCGCCAGGCTTCACTCTTACCATTCCAACGTAGGCAACGTGTACTTGCGCCATGTTAGCCTCCTTCGTCCATACTTACTTTTGATTGTTTAGTTTCTATGAGCGCATATTCTTTCGACATAATTTCGAAAGTTTCCTTAAATGTGATCTGGTTCTTCCTACTTGGTTCTTGTGCCAATAACCATTCCCATCTATTTGGTAAATTATTACAAAGCCATTTATAAAACGCCACCGGTGCCTTATGCGGCGATAGCTCAAACGAATATTTATGATGCGATGCGCAAATCGCCAAGCCATTCATTACCGCGTGGCGATGCGAATACATTTCTCTTGGGATCATATGGTGTGCTTGGACATATATTTCTGAGCCGCACACCGCGCATTTTCCATTGCCGACAATAAATACAAGCTTCCTCCAAATATTGTCAGCCTTATTTCTCCACAACCTTGAGTTGTGGTCATCCCTCTTCTTTTGTAATTTACTCTTCTTAAGCTTCATATAATATATACTTATGCACTTGTATGCGTATATATTAGTGCGCTCCCATGTGCCAAAAATAACTTAGTCATTTGGGAGAGTCGCCATGGCATGCTGTGGAAGAGCTCGCGGAATTAAGATTCAACTCAACAATGGAATTAGGAGTGGTAGAGATAAATGCCCAGTATGTGGAACGCAACTAAGAACAATATATGCCTTTGATCCTATAACCAAAAAACAAAACGTCCAAAAGAAATGCTCAAATCCAAAATGTAACTACCGGAGAAAGATTTAATGGCCAAATATATGGCAATATGGGTAGCTGCCATAATATTTATAGAGGCGGTAGTCGAAATAGAAGTAGAATCGGAGCTATTCAAAGCAATCCGCGCCAGGCTTATGCCATCAGAGCACTCACGATTCATCACTATTAGATGGTACATAAACGGGTTATTCAGCTGTGGATATTGTTTGTCTGTTTGGGTTAGCGCAATAGTTGCGTTATTTGTGCCAACTAAGTTTATCAACGATGGGATGGGGTCATTGCTATCTGAAATTGTTGATTGCCCGATCATTTTTATGGTATCTAGTTATATAATAAGTGTATTTGTGCTCCATAGGTTTTCGAATTGTTTGCACGAATTAATTCATAGATGGATCAATCGAATGCCATACATCATGGCATTTAGACCAGTATCTGATTTCAGTATAACGAATGACATCGTTGGAGGCATCAATGGAAAACCCACCACAGATAACGGACGTGGTGCTGAAGAACGAATCGGAATTGAACCAACTATTAGTAAACTTCCAACCATCGAGCAAGAGCCACGTCCGGAAGACTCTAATGGACGGGTTTGAATCGTTGCGTAAGAGAGTAGAAATTAGTGGTAAATTGGATGACATTGACTATACAAGATTTGGGGAATTCCAGCCAGCTCCAATGCACCTAAACTTATCAATTAGATCTCTAGATAACTTCATTAAAAGAAGGATGGGTGGCGAGAGGGTTGATCTTAAGATTCAATGGACAATTGGCCAGACTAAATTCACATTTGATCCCTGGAGTGGTTGCCTTGAAAGAAGTTCTTGAAGTTGCGATTGTTGGTGTCGGTATAGCATCGGTGTGGTTCTATATCAGAAGTCTCGTGACGGGTGATCTTACGCCCAGATCATTTATGAGATGGGGCGCAATCATAATACCAATTAGTATTTTAATGTCTGGTGGATTAAAGGCACTACATATTATATGATAAAATCATTTCAAGTCGGGTTGGCGCAGTACATGCCGATTCAAGAGTGGGAGCCAGAGGTTGGCGATATTATAATATACCACGGGTGGATTGTGCATTGGTTTGGTTTGATAAACCAAATCGAACCTAATGGTATCGTTAGCGTTGTCAGAGCAGGGATACCGATTCTGTTACTAACGATGGGCCAATCTAAGATGAGCAAATCAATCTCTAAAATTGACTCAGATGAAATAAAATTGTCAACTGGTGGTAAATATGCAGTTGTAAAGAATGTTAGAAATGCAACAGTCTGGTACGTCTAAAATCCCTTCCATAATAGCATATCCAGAAATATTACATATCGATAGAGTTCCAGAGCTGAAAGATAGGCTAGTTTATATCATAAGATCATATAAGCTAGATGGAACTTCTATATTAATCTTTAGGAATAGTGGTAAAATCGGAATAAGGTTTGGTGATTTTGCTGGAAATATAATTGAACCAGAAAAGTTAGATAAGAAATTCGCCGCTAATTATGTTGGTCCACTAGTCGATTTAATGAATCGAGCAAGAATACCGCAAGCGCAATTTTATTTTTCTGGTGATATATTGGTTGACATTAGAACACATTTAGATAAGATGTCTGGACCCGGCATGGTTAAAGAACTATGCTCTAAAATAATCCCAACACAGGAGATAATTGCTATTAAAAAATTAGACGATGGCTTGCTGAAAGAACTTCCATCAATGGGCCAAGTTATATTAAAACATAGTTCATTCAAAATTATTGTAAGAGGAGATAAATTCTTACCACTTTATGCGAGGTCGGGATGAGAAGGCTATCATCTGCGCAGCGAAGGATTATTTCCGAGCAAGAGACGCTTGGGGTAGATAAGTTAAAACCCACAATAAAACCCACAATAAAACCCACAATAAAACCCACACCAAAGCCAGAGCCAGCTGGTGATGAACTTGCAACACTCGAGCTGCCTGAGCTAACAGAACCACCAGCTGATCAGCCTGAAATTGGTGATGTAGAACTATTACAAAAATGCAGAGAATATTTAGAAGAATCAATCTCCAATCTCAATAAAATCGGAATCATACTTGGCGCGAGGTTAAAAGATTTCTCAACAAGAGAAAGTTTACTAGCCGTTAATAGTCAACTAGATAAAGTGATCGACGCAGTAAATGAAAGAATTCTTAGGCAGGCTTCTAAAGATGGATATGATGTCAGCGCGATGCTTCCAGGAGAGCAGAAATGAAGCTAGATCTATTATATGAGACGACCGTAGTTGGTGCCATAGCAATTAAGCCAGCAGCCTTTGATGGCGATGGTAAGATTGACATTGTAAGACCAAGAGGGAGACAAAGGTGGTATTTGGCGTATGCAAACGACAGTTACACCGATGGTTTGATGGAAAAGAAGGACTCAACAACTCAAAAGGAAACTATACAAGTTGGTGATCAACCAAAGAATATCAAAACATTAGTCTGGCAACCGCAAAAGACAGGTGGAATGACCAACAAACCATTATATATACCAAAGGGTATGATAGAACCCAAACCATATGGCGGTAGTGAAATGTGGTACACAAATAACCCAGCCAAGCATCATGATGAGCATATCCTAAAGCCATCCCGGTGATATATAAAATGGTTAAGATGCACACGAGGGCGTATGTCAAGGTTAGTAGAATACGTCAATCCTCATCCACATACGGTTCAGATAACTGGCCCCAATAAAGAAATTCATCGCATCCCAAAATATGCAAAAGTTGTCCTGTCTGATTGGTATATTGATCGCTATACTCCAAAGTTCTTACGAGTTGCTAGGATACTTAGCGACCAAGGGCTGCCAAACCGATCAAATGGCGTTTCAGTACAAACAACAAGACCGTACGTTCTTGGTGCGCAAGTTGCCGTGAGAGCACAAAAAATTAAGAATAGTGAGCATAGGATTATTAAAGCCACAGAAGGTATAAGAAACATCGTAGATGGTGTCAGAAGTACCAGAAGTCAGAGGAAGGAGCTGATATCTAGGGGCCGCATAGTAGGTAGGACTATCCCAAATGCCTCGAAGATTTATAACCAAGTAGTTCAAGACGTTT